GCGCCCACTGCTGCCAATCGTCTTTTTTATAGTAATGAACTGAGAGTTTTTCTGGATCTAGCGAGATTTTTCTCTGACCACTTTTATATGCTGTTTTAACGTTTGGTGGTAAGGTATCTAGCAATTTCGCTGGAATAGCGCCATCTTTAAAATTGTCAAAAAATGAATTTGATGAAATTTGATAGTTATTTTTTCTACCTAAAAATAGATTTATGTCTCCATCTTTCATGTCTACAGTTAGTGGGTTGAAGAAATTATATCTCCAAGGTATTTCATTTTGTTTTATACTTGGTATCTCAACTCGTATATCACTACCCATAGATTTAATAAACTTTGTTATCTGGGGAGTAATTGTCGCAGTGCTTCTATATGCAAACACCTGTCCTGTTCTGTACAAATTGTTTAAAAATCTTTCTGATCTCTCTTTTCCGTCACATTTTTTAAACCATTGCTGAAAGAATTTTTCTGCGCTCTTGTTCTCGTGTACGATATTTATACCTTGAGTACCAAAGTCACCCATCAAATCAATTACATTCCGAACGATACCAACTTTATCATAAGCGTCCATACACATTTTTATAATGCGTTTTGCTTTGCGGGGTACTTGCTCTTCTGGTCTGAAAGCATAATAGTCAGAACCAGTAAAGGATGGTCTAGCGGATCTGTTTGGCTCTATATCAAGAAATTCCCTGTGATATCCTTTAGCCACACCTTCGTAGGACTCAATTGAGTCTGAAAAACTCTCAAAAGCTCTCGCTTTGCTATTTGGATCTGCATCATTCCAAGTTATTAATGAGTCATTAATATCATTATCCATCGTGAAAACCTTTAATTAGATTGTAATTGAACTGGTATTAGATTATACACAATTAGTAAGCATCATTGATACTATCTGTAAACCAGTTTGGACCTGAATAAAGACTTCCACCGCTCTTTTGTTTTTCATCTTTTTCCATAGTAGCAAAACCACCATAGAAGTTATATGACACTGGATCTGGAGTTTTTGCTATTGTTCTCGCCGCCATATTAGCCATAATTAAAGAAGAGTAACGGTCCTTTCTCTGTTTTCCCTTTTTACCTGTACCAATAACGGTTGATGGTGTATCCCATTTATCTCTACCTGTCGCTGTTTGCGTAATCTGGATCATAGTTAGCTCGTCTTTGAGGTCTTCTATCTCTAGAACACACTGTTCAAGTGTATCAAAGACTCTTCCTTTTAGCCCATCTTCAGCGTTTGATATGCCTAAAGAAACAGCATCAAACATAGGAAACAATATAGCTTTATCTTCAAGGTCTTTCCTTAGACCGTGGTTTGCTTCCGCCAACCAGTCATACTTTGCAAACTGACACATCTCTAAAATGTGTAATCCTCGCTGATCATCCGTGTCTTTAGGTTTATCGTCGTCTATTGTGGGCCATATGGGTAGCTCCCCCTCTTCAATCTTATCAGTATCATGTAAAGACTCTGAAACCGCTATACCTCCACCTTGGGCGTCTAGAGCGATGTGAACACAGGGAAAGAGTTTCATCAAGTCTCTAATCTTTCTCGCGCAATATGCATAGAAATCGCTTTCTTTTGAAAAGCCTTTTTTAACCTTTTCTTTATGCTGATCTCTATTTGTCGTCCAGCAGTGAACTATTCTTCTGTGATCATCATTTAACTCTAAAACGACAATACTAAAATTATCAACCTCGGAAGCTGGGTCAACACCAAAGACGTATTTCTTGTTAGGATCTCCCCTTAGTTGCGCCTGAAAAACAACATCTTCGTTTTTAGAATTTTTTATAGGGCTAAGGTCGCTTGTTACGCAGCTTTCTATTAGAGTTCTTTTAAAGAAGCCCTGAGAATCGCGTGTAAAGCACGCTCCAAACTCCATTTGATATATCCCAGCATGGACTGTTGCCTTTGATCTGGCGACCTGTGAGGCGTCCATAAAGCCTTCTGGTAGAAGCTCATAAGGTATTCTTATGACAGAGTAATCCTTCCAGTTAAAATCGTTTGGTGGATCTTCACCAAAGATTTCCCTAAGCTTGTTCTTTCTACCTTGACTTTGAATTATTGATTTCCATTTTTTCCAGTACTCAGCAAAGTGATTAAAGTCATAATAAGCAGTACCGCTCAATATAATTTGGTTGTCTCTTTTCTTTATTATGTCTTTACTTTCTTGTTCTATATCTAAACCTAGTTCTTCAGCTTTTCTTTTTGCTGCGATTTTTTTAACATTTTCTATAGGATCAGAGCTAACAGCAGCAAAACCAGCGACAACTGTTTCAAAGATATCTCTAGGAATGGAAGCGAACTCATCGCTAATAATATCATTAGCTCTCTGACCTCTAATTTTTTGTCCGTCACCCAGAGGGAGGCAAGTGACGCGAGACTTATTGATACGCATAACGCAACGATCAACATCTCGTCTTGGCCCACTACTTGAATCGCACATACTCCTTAATATAGGTGAGTTATTCCAAATTGTTTCCATGTACTCAAACAAAACCTTAGACTGCCTAAAGGCTGCACCAACAACCACAACTTTTCTTTCTGGTAAAATTAAAGCTCTAATCATGGAGTATAAAGATAATATAAATGACTTACCAAAACCACGACTAGCTATAAGCATTGGGAATTTACGATTCCATAGCTCGCATAGAAACAAGGCTTGGGATGGTAAAATATTTATGTTGAAAACATGTTTACATAAGAAAGAAAAATATTCCGGCCTAGTCATAAGCCAAGTTAATTTTAAATGGTAATCTTCATCTCTAAGATCAACTAAATCAAATGGATTAAATACATCACGGTCGGGTATATCTAAATTCAACCAAGCTTCATCTATATTTTTAAGATTTGACATAGATTATTTTAAACTTTCTATATTCGGGTATTTTCTTGTCTCAAGCACTGCGTCTGCAAAACCGTAATAAACTGTTTCATTAGCGTCTAAATACCAGTCTCCATCTTTTAATTTTCTTTTTAAATAATTTCTAACCTTTTCTTCAGTCAATTCTTTGTAATGCTCTTTAAAGTATTTGCCTTTTACGCAACCTTCAGCGTAGATGTCAACCATAGTTTCTGTGTTACGCTTATCTACTTTTGCGTAATTATGAGCGCTTAGGTGATCACCAGAGCAATCCACAGATCCGTAATGCAGCATGAAGTGAGCATTTGGTGTCAGTATTCTTTTATCCGCAGCTTGAAGTATAATACTACTCATGGATTCTGCTTGACCGTAAGCTACTATGGTAACATAAGACCTGCAAAGACAAATAGCGTCAAATATTGCCATTCCATTTGACCATTCTCCACCCTCACTAAGCATATGAATAATAATTGGCTCTTGGTTTATGCAATCAAGCACTCTGAGGTTTTTGTAGAAGTTTGCAGCCATCCTGTATTCTACACCGGGATCATCATCCGTATTTCCAACATATCCGTGTAAATATAGCTCTCTGTTTTTAATGTCCAGTCCATAAGAATGAACGTCTGAAATAGTGTCTATAGACAAACTCATCTAAAAGCTCCTAAGTGTATAGTTCATTAATACGCTTTAATATACTTAAAACTGCCCACTTTGCATGTTTTTTGCAATCGCAGAATAATACATGAATGTCATGCTTCATTTGAAATTCCATAATTTTTCTAAGCATAAATTTATTTGTTACTTTAAGTTTACCCCAGTCATCCTCTGGTATACCTGATCGTTCTGGAAAATCCATTAGGTCTGAAAGAGAAAATTCTAATACTATAAATCTATGAGGAAATTCTTTCATTCTTTCTATTTCTTTATGAAACCTTATAGTATCATGCCCTATATTGTTTGCGAATTCAGTAACACTAGCTTTTCTTTCTATGCATATCTTCTCTTCTAGTCCTTTTATGGAATAATCTCCGGTATCTAATTTTTCTAAAACCATACCGTTGCACTTGTGATATCTAGAGTGACTACGCTCAAAAGTGTAACCTTCTTGCTCTCTAGTGTCTTTTATTATAGTAAAGGGTTTAGGCATTTTTGTCTCTCACTATTTCGGAAAATAATTTTTCATAAAATACTTCGTTCCTGTTCACTTTACTGTGGCAGTAACGACATAAAGTTATACCGTTGTCTATATCAAACCTTAAAGAAGAAGCAGAAGACCATTTCCTAATGTGGTGTACTTGTAAATATTTTTTATGTTTACACGAAGGCATTTGGCACTTGTAGCCGTCTCTTTTAAGAACGTCTTTTCTCCACTTTTCATAAACTGGATCGTGATAATTTCTTTTCATTTAGGTACTATAGCTTTTTTTACTGATACGTCTTGTAAGATTTCTACAACAAGCTCTGCTGTCTTAGAGGATGAGTCTTGTTTTAGTATGACTGAAGCAAATCTAAAAGTAGCTAAAAAACAGGCTTCATCTGGATCGTTAGCTTCTACAAAAATTATTGGTCTTTCATGATTAAATTCTTTCAATTGAAAGGAGATTAGTCTTGGTAAAACCAAAGTTAAGTCTAGCTCTACCTTATATATTTTCATTTTGTGTCATGATCTACCATTAATTTAACTAAATCTTCAAAGCTGTATTTAGGACTCCATCCTAAAATTTCGTTTGCTTTACTACAATCACCCTTTAAATAATCTACTTCTGCTGGTCTATAAAACTCTGGATCTTGAACTACTAAGTCAGACCAATCTTCTATATCAATAGATGAAAACGCTACGTCTAGGAACTCGCGAATAGTATGAGTCTCGCCGGTGCAGATAACAAAGTCCTGTGGACTATCCTGTTGGAGCATCATCCACATCGCTTCCACGTAATCTCCTGCGTACCCCCAATCTCTAAATGCTTCTAAGTTGCCTAGACGCAGCTTTGAAAATTCTGGATCTCGTCCGCTTTTTACGAATTCTCCAATCCATTTTGTAATCTTTCTCGTTACAAAATTCTCGCCTCTACGTGGCCCTTCGTGATTAAATAAGATTCCGGCACTTGCATGTATATTATAACCGTCACGAAATAATGCAGTCATATAATGAGCGGCACATTTAGCAATCGCATATGGGCTTTGCGGCATAAACTTTGTTTCTTCATTTTGGAACTTATTACCCGGAGACAATTCGTCGTAGTTTTTACCGTACATTTCGCTTGAGCTTGCTTGATAAAACCTCACACCTAGCAAGTTAAGATCTACAAGTGCTTGAAGAATATTTAAACATCCTTTACCTGTAACATCCCAAGTTAAGGCTGGCTGTTTGAAGGATACGGCTACATGGCTTTGGGCGGCAAGATTGTAGACTTCATCTACATTTGCGTGTTCTTTTAGAAGATTCATTACACTGTAAGCATCTGTTATGTCTGCACTATACAGAGTGAAGTTTTTGTTATTTAAAATATGTTTGATTCTACAGTTTGAATCTGTACTGCTCCTTCTAGCAACACCTATCACCTCATATTTTTTTTCAAGTAGTAGATCCGCAAGGTGACTACCGTCTTGACCGGTAACACCAAATATTACAGCCTTCATTTTTTTTCCTTTAGTCTAAATGTTGAGTTGTATCCTTTTTCCACCGATGTCCAGCCATTTCGCTCCAATAGATCAAATGTGGAAAATATTTCCTGACTAGATGTTAGCTCGTTTGTTTCAAAAGTTACTTTTTGAATAACTATGTTTGTATTATTTACTAAATCTACGACCTGCTTCACAATGCCGCAGTCTGAACCTTCTGTGTCAATTTTTATATGTTTGACGCTATCTATATCTAGATCCTCAAATAATCTTTTCAAGCTTATGCACTTTATAGGCTCTCTCGTAATTATATCATATACTTTTACGCCTAAGCTTAAACAGGTGCTTATTGTGGTTGGATGTATCTTAGAGATCGTGTTACATCCTTTAATCCATGCTGGTAGATTATATTCTTCAACTAAGTCTGGATCTATGTAGTAGATGTAATCATCTCTATCCTCATCTGTAATAGCCGCTGCTAGTTTTAGGACATTTGAATTTTCAGGTATCCTATCTAAATATTTCTTGATAGGTTCAACATACAACCCTAGACAGTCTTTACAATCTGGGTCTAACGTTGAGTAATCAAAATCAGCAGTGCCAATATCAATAAAATCAAATGTTCTCATGTATCTTTATCGCTATTTTTTATATTTGTGTGTGGGCAAAACTTAGAAGGATACCAAGTGCTATAACGGCTATCGTTAGCAGTATATAAATTTTCATTATTAAGGGGTTTAACACCGTGCCACTCAGGTAAAAACTTGACAATATTTCTTGCTTCTATGAATATATTAACATCTTTTTCATAATCATTTTCTTTTAATACTTTATTTAACCACCAAGGTCCGTAGACATCTCCTGATAAGAACCTATCCCTTGGTATGTCGTTATATAGCTTTTCTGATACTGGGTTGTTTTCACTAGAAGCCATTAGACCGTTCTGGGTCGTGCCTCCGTATTCAATAGAGAAAAAGTCTATTTCATTAAAGTCGTAGTCCCATTGACTGATTGGTTTTAAGCAATTGAAATCTACATCAAAGTAAAAACCACCAAACAGATGTAACAATTTATATCTAAATATGTCGCTGATAAACGTAGGGTTTATTTTTGAGGATAGGTAATTGTATTTATCTAAGGTATTTAACTTTTCTTGAGTCCAGAAAATGTACTGGTAATCTGGATT